AATGATATTGGTAGATCTTGGAATATTATCTGCAAGATTTGTTACAACATCACCATCATACTCCTTGAGTGCCCTAGGTGTGACATTGTAAAGAACATCTCTTTCAGCACTTTCTCTTGTACCAGCAGCATAACCAATAGATGCCTTTCTGATGATTTCTTTAGATGCATCAGGTGCAGGACCATACAGATAAGTTTTAGCGGTAAATCTAATAGTATAGATTAGTGTCCTGCGAGTATCAAAGTTTCCTTCATAATCATCAACCATATCAATACTATCAATCTGAATAGGAATATCCTTGACCTGTTTCAGATTACCTAAAAGTTTGATTGGGAGATTATAATATGGTTGAAAATAAGGTAGAATTTGTTCCACAATTTGCAACATATCATCATTGAGTTTTGTCATAATAGACAACTCAATGTTCATATTATAGGGGACTGGAACATAAAACTTTTTGACCTCTCCCTCTGGTGTGGTGGTAACTACCTGAGTGGTTTGAGTTAGTTTCCTAGTAGGATCATACTGAAGTCCATTGAATTCAAATGACATACGAGGAAGTGTGATCTGAACTGGTTTGTTCAGGTCAGGTTCTTGTTCTATTCTGGCAAGAAACTTTTGAGTAGGTCCATATGCAAGTGGAACCTTGATCTTACTAAAAGTTTCACCATCATCATTTTTATGTTGGATTTCAATTTTATTGAAGAGAGTTCCAAATCCAATAATTACTGATCTGAAAATCTCATGATAAAAATACTCAAACATGATTATTACTAATTTTTCAACTATTTAGTAACTTACTTTACTTTTCCTTGTCACTATCTGTCATTTCTTTAGATGCCAGATTTAGAAGAATGAAAATATAATAACCAACACCCATTAACAAAATAATAAGTGAGATAATAACACTCCAAGTTGGATCATTTACATCATCTAATGGTCTTAAAAATAAATTCATTTTTTGTGGATCTTTGAGAATGGTTCCCAATGTTGCCATTCATATTTATGGATAGCCCATATACCAAGAATGGGAATAAAAACTAAAGAAAAACACATACTCCCCAGTGTGATGGGGTTATTGAGAGACCAACGAACAAATTCTACCATGGGTTACCGAAAGGATTGGATACACTAAAGTCTAATATTTTATCACCTTCAATTTCAAATTCTTCTGCTTCATTAAATTCATCAACAGTATTGAATTCATCAATACCACCTATAATGAACTTAGCACCTGATTCTTGTCCTATTACTATTTCTCTTACTTTATAATCACCACCTATAATTGACACTTCTAATTTTCCAGTTACTGCATCCCAAGTCTTTACTCTGGATTCTGTTCCTGAAGTTTCACCTTTAACTATCTCATTAAATATGAAACTTCCTGTTCCAATACCTGGACTTATTGGTGGTCCTTCAATATACACTTCAGGTGTTTCAAGGAAACCAGTCCCTGCATCAATAATACAAATAGAAGTTACAACACCAGCAGAATTAATTATACCATATCCATATCCAGGTTGATAATTATAAGTTTCATCATTATCAAATGAAATTAAAGTGGAATTCAAATAATATCCATTTCTACTAAAATCATATACTTTGAATTGACTTGATATGGGTATATTGGGATTAAAATTGGATGGGTTTTCAAATAAAACCAAAGGATTTGTTGTATAACCAGAACCACCATTGGTAATAGTTACAATACCAATTGAACCAAAATTGGACAACTTAACTGTCGCCGCGGCCCCTGTCCCACCACCACCATTAATAGTCACCCAAGGTGTTTCTAAATAACCACAACCAGGGTTCTCCAAACAGACTGCAGAAATTGAATATTGATTGTCATTTTCACAAGGTACATAACGACTAGAAAGTGATACAACACCAACTGCATTAATACCACCTGCAGGTACGGCAGATATATTGACAGTTGGTATTGTCTCATATCCTGAACCACTACTCTGTAGATATATTCTTTGTACAGATTTTAAGGGACAAGTAGATGTAAATGCACTTGCAGTGGAACCATTACCGACCAAAGATAATGTTTGAATATAACCATCTTTTATTATTTCATCATCAATATCCTCAATACCAGTATCAATAACTTCATCTTCATGCCTGAATAATTCGCAGGTCAGTGTATAGATATAATTTTTATTAAGTTGATAGAATGGTTTTTCGTGTTCGACATACTTTATTTCAAATAGCCTATCACCCAGTGGGAAATAAATTATATCCCCTTCTCTTGGTCTTGTTCCTAACTTTATGTCAGGAATTCTAGTCATTAATGGGACAATATAAGTCTCAAATCTTTCTCTTGAAATAGTAAGTCTTACATCGTCCTTTTCTTCAATTCCAAACTTAGATAATAAAGTACCTTGCCCATCATACCCTTCATAGTTTTCTAGGTATGCTTCTAGTGGATATGCATTTTCAAACCTAGATTCTATAACCTCCTTGATAATATTTTTAGTTGTGACATATTGTCGTGGAATGTAATAACATTCAACACCATACATCCTCAACTGTTCATTGATGAGGTTTTGTACCAGGCTTTGTTCATTCCTGGAACCTTTTAGAAAATAGGGATTTAGCATAAAACCTTATCCGATTAAATCTAATGGTGGAATTTCATAAGTACTGAGCATTTTCTCAGAAATCTTATCAAGTTCCAACTGTGCATCATCATATAATTGTCTTCCATTGAATTCGATACCTCCTGGTAACTTAACTCCTTGGAATTTAATAAGGTTTTGTCCCCACTGTCTCTTCATAAGTGCAGTCAAATATGGTTTCAGAAATGAATCATTCCAGACACGTGGATAATCGTTGGGGTCCATTGCTCTCCAACAATCAATAATAAGATATTCATCTTTAACTAAGGTATGTGGATTCACATCCAAATACAATCTATCCTGTCTCTGGTTGAATCTAATTTGTTTGTGTGTATTCAACAAGAAATTCATAGTTTCAAGATAAGTCATAGTCATATCATATGAAAGCAAATCAAGATTACCCCAACCATAAATGTCATTCAGGAATATCTGGTATTTGATATTAAACATACCAGAACCCTGCATGGAATAAAATCCATCATATTGCCACACTTTATTAATTCCAATTACACTTGGTGGAATTTGAATAAAGTTATTATTTTGTTTGAAAGTGAAGGTGGTTTCAGTTCCTGCAATATTGGCTGTAGTTGTTTCTGTGGTTATTCCAATGACATTACTACTTCCTGGACCTTCACCCCTCTTGATGTCATCTTCAGTTATTTTATACTTCAAATATGTTTGGATAACACCATCAAAATGTCTTTCTTGAAAGAACTGAATGGCATCATCCACTAAATCTTCAATTTGTTCCTCAGCAAGATTGACTTCTATAACAGGAGCACCTAACTGTCTTAAACAATATTCAATAAGTTCTGTTCGAGTGGATGGTTGTGCCATTACCCATACTATTCTATTCTATACAAGTATTTATGGTGTTGATGATATACCAGCATAGACTAGAACATCACCAGTGATAAGTCTATAGTATTTGGAACTTGGTGAATGTACTAAAATATCATAAACATATCTCCCTTCTTTTAAGTTCTTAGTTTGGGTATCATCTAATTTTATTTTTAATTTTCCATCTCCTGGATTATAAAAACTAACATCAAATGTAGCCACAGCACCAAAGGTGGCACCAATAGCTACTGACTTTGCCATCTGTGCAGAACCCCTCCATCCAACAAAGTTGAAAGGTGTTCTATTTGAATTCAATGCCTGATAAGTGAATTCAAAGTCAGTAGAAGTATTTAAAATCATATTGACAGGATATGCAACACCTGCTTCTGGTTCAAATACAAAAGTACTGTTAGCCATTTTCCTTTCTGATAAGTAAGTTTATCATATTCTTAATATCACTAATATCATCAGAGATGGATTCAACCTTCTTTTCTAAAGATTGAATCCTCTCCTTATCATTATTCATCCTTTCACGGTTTGCAATATATTCTCTATATCCATCTCTATCTTTATTGATGATGGCATTTGTGGATGAATCTCTTATAAGTTCAGAGTGTCCTTTTACAGGAATCTTATCCATATCAAGCAAGTGCGATACAACGAAGGTTCTTAAATTGTGGAACAACAGCAGAATTAGTTGAAGTTCCAATAATCTTGATTCTAAATGACTTGAAGGGATTCAAGTTGTTTTCACTAAATTTATATTCTATGAACTGTTCTGGTTGTGGAAGAGGAGTCAGACTATCAAGTTTTCCAATAAATGTATCAGAAGTACCATCACCAAGATTCTTGTAACCGGGGAATGGAATGAATGTTACTTCATTCGCATCATCTGACTGATCAAGTGCATAGAAGAGTCTTACATCATTGAATGTGGTTACATAGGAATCCAACAATACCTGCAGAGATGTTGCAGGATTTTCCAAAACAATATTCTTGGTCACATAGAAGAAATTATTTGGATCTTCTGTAACTTTCTTGACAGTAAGGTTGTTGGCATAATCAGTAACTGGTCTATTGATTCTATTACTTATAAGAATGACAGAAGAATTACTAATATCAATAGCAGGAGAGATTCTAGAATCACCAGAATTCAAACTAATACTTACTGAAAGTGATTTATTACCAGAAAGATCATCAAGATATGTTTCTTCATTTACCCTAGAAGCAACCATTCTACTGGAATTGAAGTAGTTATTCTGACCATAAAGAATGGTCTGTTCCCCTTGATCAACAAATGAACTTTGTGATCCATTCAAAGTACTTCCAGAGATTGTTCTAATGGTATTCTTAGTACTTGTTCCAGTGGGTGTGATTGTGGTAATCTGTGGAACAACAATGTCAAATGGGATGTTATAAGTACCTTTTGCTTCTGTTCCACCACCAATTGTCTTAGTGTTGAAGTGAAGGGCAGGAAGTGTTCCTGCACCAGTTCTATTTGTTCCTTCAGAACCACCAGCACCACCATTCATATTGATCTTGATATGATAACTATCCAATGTGATTGCATTAGGTGTAGTTACTTCATTCAAGTTGTGTGTCTTATTGATTCTTCTGAGTGAAACACCATTCAATTGATACAGTGTGACTACATCATCAACAAAGTGAGTGGTTGGGATAGTATTATCAATTGCCCTAGTAATACCAGTCAGTGTATTGGACAAAGTTCCAGTGTATTGGATGATTTCTTCACCAATCTGAACATAACCAGGATTTGTGACAGAAACATCAATATTTTCAAAGGTTGTGAAGTTTGTTGAATCTGCAACTGCAATGGGTGATGTGGAAGAGAATGTATAATCTTCTGTCAAAAGGGTTGGTTTTACATCACCAGAAACATCACTTAGTGTCACCAGGTTGGTATTACTATGCATACCGTGGTTTCTATGGAACACCTTGGCGATAGTACCATCAGAGATGACCCTGAGAGGTGCCTG